AGTTTGACGATTTGACCGTACTGGTGGATTCGATGAGCATGGAATATCTGCGGAATGCCAGCATAGAATTCCGCGAGGACGCTATGGGTGCCAGTTTCGTGATCGAGAACCCCCAGGCACAGACCACCTGCGGATGCGGATCTAGCTTCAGCCCCTACTAGCCCTAGCCTTTCCGGTAAATACTGTGACCTCAAGGACACAGCGAGATGGCCAACACCGGAAACACCCAACAACAGATCGACTACGGCGCTGCCGCCAATGACGGGCAGGGCGACCCTTTACGCACAGCGTTCATAAAAACCGACGACAATTTTGATGCCATCTGGAACACCGGACCAGTGGGCAGCAATATAACGATCCTCAACAACACCGTACAGAGCAACAATGTCAACGGCAACATCGTGCTGCGCCCCAATGGCGTGGGTGTGATCCAGGCCAACGCGTCTATCCTACCCAACACAGCGAACCTACGCGATCTTGGCAGCACGGGCCAGCGATGGCGCGCGGCCTATATCGGTTCGGGTGGATTATCAGTGGACGGCAATGTCACAGTAACGGGCAATCTCACAGCAGGCAACATCTCTTACACTGGCAATGTGTTCGTGGGAGATCTGCGGGGCTCGGTATATGCGGATGATAGCACCATAATGGTGGATGCAGTGGATAACCAGATGTTCGCCGATTCTGCTACTTTTGGCCAAGCTACAATTGCTGGCAATATCTCGGCAAACAATGTCAACAGCACCACTAGTTTTGGATTGCCTGTATATGCCAATGCCACTGTGAGAGACTCCTCAATCGCCAGTCCACGACCTGGCATGATGGTTTTTGTCACCGGCACGGGCCTGCAGGTGCGAGGGGCTACAGCCTGGAATACCGTGGCAGGAACATTGACATAACCAGACCAAAACCCGCTAAATACTCCAAAGCGAGGATCCAACATGGCTCTAGAAGTGATCAACGTGGGTGCTGTGCCCAATGACGGTACTGGCGATCCCATACGCACCGCATATCAGAAATGCAATGCCAATTTCGCTGAGATCTTCAGCAGATTCCAGCAGAACATACCGGCCACGGCCGTGGGCTCAGCAGGCGATGCTGCAGGCATGTACGCAGCAGATGCCACACATTTCTATTATTGTTTCCAGGACTATGATGGCAGCAGTGAAATCTGGCGCCAGATCGCAGGAAGCACGTTCTAGCCATGGCGCAACCGCAATGGATCACGCCCGCAGGTAGCTTGGGAGTCATCCCCGAGGGTGTGTTCTATTCGGTGGGCATCCAGGCAGTGGCCGACGGCGAAGATGTGAAATTCCGATTGATAGCGGGCGAACTGCCCGATGGTGTGCAGGTCACCCCCAACGGCATCATAGAAGGCGTGCCCAAGAACGTGGCCCGAGTTCAGGGTGTGCCCCAGGAAGTCTCAGTGGATACCACATCTAGATTCGCCATACGGGCATTCACCACCCGCGTGATCAACGGCCGCATAGTGGTGGATCGCCTGGCGGATAGAACCTTCACGCTGACCATAACAGGACAGGACATTCCTGAGTTCGTCACCCCACCGGGCAACATCGGCACCTTCTATGACGGCGATCCCGTGGAGATACAGATAGAATTCACTGATTCAGATCCCGATGAGACCGTGACCATACGGCGGCTCACCGGAGAACTGCCGCCGGGCCTAGTGCTGGATCCGCGCACTGGCCTGATATCTGGCGTGATAGCGCCCTTGGTGGGCCCACCCGACACGGCCCAGGCCGGATACGATGCCACTGCCTACGATCAGTACCCATTTGATTTCTCCACCAGGAGCACTAGCAAGAACTTCCAGTTCAGCCTGGAGATAACTGACGGCAAAGATGCCAACGTGCGTGCTTTCGAGATCTTCGTGTACAGCAAAGATTCAATGACCGCTGACACCACGGATTTCACCGCGGACAACACTTTCATCACTGCGGACGTGGTGTCCACACGCACACCTGTGCTGCTCACACCACCTGGTGATCTCGGCATCGTGAGAGCGGACAATTTCTATGCGTTCAAGTTTGATGGTTTTGATTTTGACGGCGATCCCATAGAATACTCTGTGACCACAGGTGCCGGCATAGGATTCGACAGCGGACTCACACCAGGCTCGCCTGGCAGCTATGATGTGGATGGATTCGATCGTGGGGCTTTCAGCCTGCCGCCTGGTCTGGTAATCAATCCTGACACCGGTTGGTTCTACGGTTACATCCCCGATCAAGGTGCCACCGAACAGACCTATAGATTCGCCGTTCGTGTGCTGAAAAAGAATCAGCCCGCGATCATATCTGGTTTCTATTACTTTACCATCACCATCACGGGCAATTTGAACACAGCAGTGACCTGGTTGACCCAACCCGATCTCGGCACCATCTTGAATGGATCGATCTCTACGCTAACCATAGAGGCCGTGAACGCAGGCGGCCGGGCCCTGCAGTATCGGCTGGCCTCGGGCTCAAATAGTAGACTGCCGCAAGGACTCACCCTGCAGCCTTCGGGCAACATCACTGGCCGTGTGAGTTTCAATACCTTTGCTTTAGACGGTGGTGCCACTACCTTCGATACTGATCTCAACACCAGGCTCGATATCCTAGAGACCACGTTTGACAGCGCCTACAGTTTCACTGTCAACGCTTTCGCGGCCGAATCCGAACAGGTGGGTTTCCAGGTGGGTTCTATCGCGATCACCAACGGTGGATCGGGCTATATCAGCCAGCCCACAGTGACCATGTCCGCGCCATCCAACACGGCCAATGCCATACAAGCCACCGCAGGAGTGGTGACCATAGTGAGCGGTGTAATCACCGCCATCGCCGTGGGCAATCCCGGTCGTGGGTATACTTCTGCACCCACAGTGACCATCACGGGTGGTGGAGGAACATCTGCCGCTGCCACCACTACCATCGTAGAGGCCGAAATAACCAATGCCGTGAGCGTGTTCCGTAGATTCACTGTCACGGTTGATCGTTATTTCAACGAACCTTATCAGAAGCTCTATATCAAGGCCATGCCGCCCGAAGCTGACAGAGATCTCATCAATGAGCTGATACAGAACCAGGATATCATACCCGAGTCAGTGGTGTATCGTGCAGATGATCCCAACTTCGGAGTGGCGCGTTCGGTAGTCTATGATCATGCCTATGGCCTGGACACTGCCAGCATCGAGACCTATGTGGAAAGCCTGGATATCAATCACTACTGGAAAAATCTCACCCTAGGGCAGATCCGCACAGCGCAGGCCTTGCGATCTGATGGTACGATATTGTATGAGGTTGTGTACAGTGAAATCATCGACGATTTGGTGAACAATCAGGGCGAAAGCGTGAGCAAAGAGGTGACCTTACCGTTCCCTGTGAATCCCGGAGATTCAACAGAGATCGCAGAGGTATATCCCAACAGCCTGATCAACATGAGAGATCAGGTCATCGATACTGTGGGACAGATCGCGCCGTCCTTGATACCGGTGCTGCCCGCCTGGATGACTTCCAAACAAGCATCAGGTCGCGTGTTGGGGTTTACTCCAGCATGGGTGATAGCCTATGTCAAGCCAGGGCAATCCGCGCGGGTGGCCTACAACATCCAGGAATTGTTTGGTGACCAGTTGAATCTCGTAGACTACAAGGTGGATCGTTACGAACTGGATCGCAGCCAGACCTACAACTGGCAACCCTACAGCGACAGCACAGAGGGTGGTAAATGGATACCTTACCCTCCAGTGGCCACTGTGTTTGACAATGGCACTACGATATTTGATGGTGGCAGCACCGAATTCATCACGCCTGCAGATCGTTGGACCGGCACCGATGAGTTCGATAAATATCTGTTGTTCCCCCGGATCAACATCTTAGACTAGGACGAAAAAATGGCATCAAACATAAACCCCCAGAACATCGATGGCGCTTACCCAGTAGCAGGGCAAGACAACGATTCGCAGGGATTCCGCGACAATTTCACGAACACCAAGACCAATTTCCAGTTCGCAGCCGCTGAGATCACTGATCTGCAGAACAAGGCAGTGTTGAAAGCCGCGCTGACTGGTACCGTGCTCAACAATGACATGGGTGGCTCCATACTGAGCAATGCCCAGCTACAGGACATGAGCGAAACGCGGGTGGCTCTAGGAACAGTGAGTGGTGCACAGACCATCAACTATGCTGCTGGTCCATACTACACGCTGACCACTGCTGGTTCTGTGAGCATCGAGTTTACCAATTTTCCGCCCGCCGGACAGCTGGGTCGGGTGCGGCTGCAGATCGCTGTGGCTTCCACAGCACATACCCTTACCTTGCCTGCAGCGGTGTCAGTGGGCACTGCGAACATCCAGGGTTACTCTGCCAATATCATCACATTCAATCAGACCGGTACCTTTGAGTTTGAGTTCGAAACCAACAATGGCGGCAGCACCATAACCATCATCGATCAGAATCGCAATCTGGATCCCATGTATCTGCCTAGCTCGGAGGATCTGGCCGACGCAGGTGCTGCGAGTCTCACCAAGACCACCAGTTTTTTCACTACCGCGGCAGCAGAAACAGCCACCTTGGCAGCGGGTGTCACAGGACAGGTCAAAGTGTTCGCCGCAGTAGATGTCACAGCAGGCAACATGGTGATCACTGTCAGTAACGCAGGTTGGAAAGCCAGTGGATCCGGTACCATCACTTTTGATGCCCGTGGCGAAGCCTGCACCCTGATGTACATAAATGCCAAATGGTACGTGATCGGCAACAACGGTTGCGCTTTCGCATAGCCAAAATCATTGACTAGTGCAGCCCTTGATGCTAACATAGAGTCAAGGGCTTTTTCTTTTATGGAACATCCACTCATACACAACCTGGACGATCTCTCAATGGAGCAATTGCAGGAGAAAATCACAGAACTCAGCCGCAAGGTGGGCATAGCGCACAGGACTGGCAATGCGCATCTACGGCACCAAGTGCAGATGGCCCTGGAAACCTATCAGAACAAGTATCGCGAACGCATGGAACAGAGCTGGCGCAAAACGGATGGAACTGATCCGGACTTTTCGGACCGCATAGACATATCATGAATGTGAGATTGGTCAAAACTTGGTATTGGCAGTCCGGTCGTGTGCTAGCAGGAGAATGTTACATCAACTCTTACACCGCACGGGTGCAGATGCATACCACTGCCATGGATGCCGCTGAACACTCAGTGGCCTATGAGCGTATGGAGCACTGGTTCCAAAATGTGATGCAGGATTCCATCTTGATCTCCGCCGAAGATCCCAAGCTGCGAGCTTTTGGTGCCACGGGACAGCGGATCCTGATTTTCCCAGAAGATCCCGTAGATCAGCTGGTGGGCATCATGCTGTGCATCAAGCTCAATCACATCACTGAAGGTCGTCTGGTGATCACCGATGTAGATTTGAGCAGCATTAACGGAGAGGAAATGATCTATCGGCACAATCACTCCGAAGCCACTGGTCCGATGTCCGCACCAGGTTGGTGGCAAGATCCACGGCCCACCTGGATGTTGGCCGGCAAAAGGAGCTCGGCCACCAAGGTAGTGTCTCTGTCGAGATATCCCGAATGGCATTCTACAAACCTGGAATGGCCAAACCGGGCCGCTGCGCCCGAGTCGGCCGTGGTGTTCGCGGATTTTGATCGAGATGATGACAAATAAATTTGGCGAGATCATGCTGTCAGAATCGGATCTATGCGATCTCGTGATGCAGGGCAGAGATCTGACCACCATGGATCGTGTGACCGTGGATCCGGCCGTGGATCTGGAAAAAATGATACAACACCTGCGAGAACCCAGATCATTGCTGACTTGGACATTTCCGGAAGCATCTGATATTTCTGTACCCGAATTTGATCTGCAGCGACAGGCCCGATGGCTCATGCCCGACGAATATCGTGACACAGATATCGCGCAACATGTTTTGGATCTGTGTCAAACGCCAGAGCAACTGCAACGGGCCGGAGAAGAGTTGCTGCTGTTCCAGGAACATGGACTATTTGATCTCTTGAGATATCTGCGCTATCTAGTACACACGATGCAGCAAAATCATGTGATCTGGGGAGTGGGCCGTGGCAGTTCTGTGGCCAGCTATGTGTTGTACCTGCTGGGTGTGCATCGCATAGATTCCATGTACTATGATTTAGACCCCCGAGAATTCCTGCGTTAAATAGCGTATCTCACGAGGAGACAACAATGACTAGGAAAGTATACAGGACCGCCCAAGGCAAGATAGTGGATCTCGGTGCCCTGCAACTGCGCAACGAAAACGTGCGTGCAGTAGGCAACATGCAAGTAAATGCTCGTGGCGACCTTATCGACAGTGGCAATCGTCCGATAGACACCAGGAACAGCCAGGTAGCCCGTCAATACCGCCGCCAGACCACCAATGTCTCAGATACACCTGTACGGGCCAGCCAGTCGGCTGCTGCGGCCATGCCCCACCCTCCGGAAGATTTCCAAGATGATTTTGTCAAACAGCCGGCATCAGTAGCAACCACCGCTGCACCCACTGCGGGGTTGGCCGCGGCCATCGCCCGCGCCAGAGAGATACGCCAGGATCCACTGAAAACACATCAAAGTATCGTCGAACATCAATCTCAAACAGGAAAATCATGATCTCTGCGTTTTCTCCACACCGTATCCAGAATCTCCGAGCGCTAGGCAACACTGTGATAGTGGCCGATATGGAGTTCCAAGGGCGCACTCTCAGCTCAGGTATCATCCTACACAACGACAACGGTACCACTGCCGGCATCAGACCTCGCTGGGGCCAGATCTATGCGGTAGGACCAGAACAACGAGACGTGCGTCCAGGACAATGGGTATGCGTGGTGCACGGACGTTGGACCCGGGGTCTTGAAATAGAAGACGATGCCGGTGTCAAAACCATAAGAAAAATCGATCCCGACGATATCCTGTTGGTGTCAGACCAAGAACCCGGCACTGATGATACCATCAGCGACGCCATCCAAGCACAAGCCAAAAACCGTTTCTAGTGGGTTTTCAAAAACCTGATCTCAACATGGCAAGGATGGCCATCGGAGCCAGTATGGTGGAAATCCGCAGTCCCTACAACGACGGATGGACTGGTTCTGCTTGCAAACACGATCTATATCTGTTAAAATCGTGGTTAGATGATGAATACAATCGTCTACCCAAATTCATCGGAGAAGAACAATGGGAACAAGAACGGATTGTCAACATATTGAAAAAGGACTAGCGTGAAGAAACTATGGACAGAAGCCTATCGACCCAAAACTATTGGTGATTATGTGTTCCGCGATTCGGCACAGCGCCAACAGGTACAAAGTTGGGTGGATGCAGGAGCCATACCACATCTGTTGTTTTCGGGAGCACCGGGTGTGGGCAAGACCACGTTGGCCAAGATCTTGATCGCGGAACTTGGTATCGACGACTACGATGTGCTAGAGATCAACGCCAGCCGTGAAAACTCCGTGGACACAATCCGTGACAAGATCACGGGCTTCGTGCAAACCATGCCGTTTGGTCAGTTCAAGGTAGTCCTACTAGACGAAGCAGACTACATCTCGCCCAACGGTCAGGCTGCGCTTCGCGGTGTAATGGAGACATATCACGCCAGTGCAAGGTTCATCCTTACTTGTAACTATCCCAATCGAGTCATACCTGCTCTACATTCAAGATGCCAAGGATTCCATATTGAGCGTGTAGACGTGACCGAATTCACTGCTCGTGTGGCCACTGTCATGGTCACTGAGGGCGTAGAGTTTGATCTAGATACCTTGGATACCTATGTCAAAGCCACCTATCCCGATCTGCGCAAATGTCTCAACATGTGCCAGATGAAATCTGTGAATAGTATTTTGGTATCACCCACGGGCGACGAAGGTGGTACCAAAGAATGGAAACTGGAGGTGGTGCAACTGTTCAAGTCCGGAAGGGTGCAAGATGCCCGGCGACTGCTGTGTGCCAACGCCCGGCCCGAAGAAATGGAAGAGATCTTCCGTTGGATGTATGACAATCTTGGGCTCTGGAGCACAGATCCGGAAAAACAAGATCAGGCGATCGTGATCATACGCAATGGATATGTGAACATACCCTTGGTGGCTGATCAGGAAATTAACCTTGCAGCCACACTTATAGAGCTTAGTCATCTAGATCATGTTTGATTTTGAAGCACTAGAACCTACCATAGATCCTTGCAATCGGATCTCATTTCTGTTAGACTGGGAATTGACAATGAAATGCAATCTAGATTGCAGTTATTGTCGTACTGGCATTGACGGAAGCCACGACAACACCACTTCACATCCTCCTCTACAACAATGTATTGACACCATAGAGTTTATGTTTCAGTATGTAGATCTATACATGCAGCGCAAACCAAAAGGCATTAGATATGTTGTGTTAAATGTCTATGGAGGCGAATCTCTGCATCATCCTCACATCAGTACTATATTAAAGCATGTGCATCAAATCTATCGAGATACTTACAGGCTTAAATGGCAGCTCACTGTCACAACTACCACCAACGCCATTGTAAGCAAGAAGAAGTTGGACACCGTCATTCCATTCATAGATGAATTCACCGTCAGTTTCCACAGTGAAAACAACCGCAAACAAATGGATCTTTTTAGATCCAATATCATGTATTTGAGAGAAAGGGGTAAACGAATCAAATGTATCATTTTGATGCATGCTAAACCAGAACTTTTCCGTCTATCTCAACAAATGATTGAATGGTGCCAACACAACGAGATAAAATTTCTCCCTCGGCAACTGGATCACAATCCAGAACGACATGAATTCAATTATATGCCAGAACAGACTGTTTGGTTCGATAAACTCTATAAGGACAAAGCCTATAACAGCCAAAAACACGTGGCGATCCCTATCATCCAAGAGTCAGTAGATCTTGCCAAGTTAGGTCGTGCTTGTTGTGGAGGTCGTTCTTTCTGCAAGGATCAATCATATAAACAACGAGATTTCTACATATCGAATCGGTTCCCAAATTGGCACTGTAGCGTGAATGAATTCTTTTTGTTTGTGAAACAAATAAATGGAGAAATCTATACTAACAAAGATTGCAAAATGAATTTCAACGGACAGATTGGTCCTATAGGCAATCTAAATAACAAGAAAACCATTCTTGATTACACAAAAAAAAATTTAGAAACAGGATCGATGCCAATCATACAATGTCAAAAAACACGTTGTTACTGTGGCCTGTGTGCTCCCAAAGCCAAACATAAAGACACATACAGTAGCATAATGAAAAAATATCGCGTATGAGATATTTAATTATCCACTACTATCGAAAACCTTCCATGCTCATGGATGAAGTGGTCACAATGGCACAACGGATCAAAACTCGGGACATCCAGAGTGCTGCTGTGATACTTGACTTCCAGACTCGATCTGTAGTAAAATGCAGCATGGATGGTGTGGTGGTGCCAAAGGATTGGCACCGTATACGAGATTTCTATCATCAATACTACGGCCAGATCATAGACGACCTGGAGATCTCCTACAGTGAAAAAAATCATACTGACTGATGTTGATGGAGTGTTATTAGATTGGGAATTCGCATTTGATGTTTACCTTCAGCAACATGGTTTCCGCAAGACACAAGGTGGAAACCTCAAATACGACATAGGCAAGCGTTATGGGATAGACCGAGAACAGGGCAAACGACTGATCAAGATCTTCAACGAATCTGCGCACATTGGATTCTTGCCACCTTTGCGTGATGCCATGTACTATGTGAAACGCCTACACGAAGAACATGGATATGTGTTCCATGCCATAACCAGCCTCAGCCACGATGAAAATGCCTGCGAACTTAGGCGCATGAATCTACGCAAGCTATTCGGAAAAACGGCGTTTGACAGATTCGTGTTCCTGGATACCGGAGCCGACAAGGATACAGTGCTGGAAGATTACCGTGACTCCGGACTATGGTGGATCGAAGACAAGATAGACAACTGTCGTGCAGGTCAGCAGGTGGGCCTGAGATCTCTGTTGATGGAGCACGGACACAACATGCAATTCGAGGACCCGGAGATTTCCCGGGTCCGCAACTGGCGAGAAATCTACGATATCATAGTGGGTAACGATCAGCCATAGATCTCCAACACTGTGGAGATAATGGGATGACGTTGCACATCACGCGACCCTAGTTCACACACTGTTAGGCCCTGGCGTTGTTGCTGTCTAAGTCGACCAGCAAGATCCAGTAGACCATTGTTGCTCGCGGTCCTGTCGGTCTGTTCAACGTCTCCCGTGACCAGGATGCGACTGTTAGTGCCAATGCGTGTGAGCAACATCTTCATCTGATTGGGAGTGGCATTCTGCATCTCATCTGCCACTATCCAGGCGTTTTTAAAAGTGCGGCCTCGCATGAAAGCCAAGGGCGCGATCTCAATGATACCATCTGCCAACATGTTGGCCACCTCTCTGGGATGATAAAACTCTCGCAAGATGTCCAGCAAAGGACGGGTCCACGGTTCCATCTTGGCAGTGAGATCGCCGGGCAAGAAACCGTGTCGTTCATCGTCCACGCCTACCGCTGGTCTAGTAAGCACCAACCTATCGCATTCTCCCATGCGCAGGGCACGCATGGCGGCCAGCATGGCCAGGTAACTTTTGCCTGTGCCAGCTGGTCCTAGCGCTATCACGATGTGTTGATCAGGATCATTCAAGGCCAATACCAGGCGTTCTTGATTGCGGCTTCTGGGGACCAGTTCTATGGTCCTGGGTTTGGCCTTTATGGCAGGTCGGAAATCTATGGTGTTTTCTACTGGATGGTAATGCTGCTGTTGCTGCTGACGGCGTTGCGCCTTTGCACCTCTGGCTCTGCTCAAATCCCATTCTCCTTTGGACATGATTTCGCTACCTCGCAGTATTTAGGCAGCATAAAGGCAGGTTTTCTGGGTGTGTTTTGTCTTTGCCTCCGCCATAAGTATTAGGATCCACTACCGGCGGCTAGAAATCAGCAGCAACCACCTCGTTCATAAATAATCCATGCTCCTTGACAAAGACATATTCAAAAATCACGAAGATTATTGGCTGGTAGCCGAAAACATCAGAGATATCTATCTTTCTGATGGCAGCCTTTTGAGCCTGATTGACTTTGAACGGGTATTGGATGAACTGGATCTTTATGCGTTCCGGAACTGGCAGTTAGGTGAACTGGTAGCAGGGCCTGACATTGGCAGATATACTGTGAGCTGCACGTTCATGTGGCCCGAGCGGTTGATGCCAGATCCTCGAGGTGCACGCCGGCTGCTGCCTTTTGACTGCCGGGTCCGGTTCAAAAAAACCACTATCAAGATACCGATCAAGATCGAAGAACCCGATGACTTCGTACCTGGCACGCACAAAGCACGCCTGGTAAAAAAGATGGTTTGGCTGGTAGAGATAACCATGCCCAAGAGCCTCATGAACGACATCCGGACCGGTTCAGTGGAACTGGAAGATCAGGACATAGATCTCCAGGATCTCGATGCTGCCTACGAAGAAGATCTAGATCAACAGGAATTCCGCCAAGATGAACAAGCCGCCGTTCCCACTGTGTGAGGCCCTGGAGTACAAGGACATGGAGGGCATGATCAAGCCCACCTTGCACATCGATGAGTTCGCCTCCAAGATGGGTGACGATGATGACATCATCGTGGCATCATTTTTCGTGCGGAGCCAGCAGGCCGCGCGCGACCTCATGAACTGGTTTGAAAAGGGCTACGACTGGGTGATGGATGCAGATGTGAGCCCAGGCGAGATCAGCCCCGGCAGATATCTTGTGTATATTGAGATGCGACGCCGAACATCGGCAGGACAGAAGTTGGCAGATGCTGTGGAGGATCTAGAAACTCTAACCGAACTAAAACTCGCAGACTGGACCATGCACTACGGCGGTAGAACCGTGCCTTTTACCCGGGAAACATTTGATCAAATGGTGCCCTTGAGTCCAAAAGAATATCGTGCCCGGCGAGAGAGCGATCTCAATGAAGTGCGTGCTGCAGCTGGTCTAGACACAGTGGCAGTGTTTGAACGCGATCGAGATATCCGCCAACTGCAATCCGCAGCTGGTATATAGCATCAACCATTATTTTCTTTTATGAAACTAAAAAGTTTTGGGTGTAGTTTTATCTACGGTTCTGATCTCAAGGATTGTCCTCCGGGCATCAATCACAATCATCCTCCGCCGAGCAAGCTTACATGGCCCTCATTGATAGCTGATCTTTATGGTCTAGAGCACGAATGTTGGGCACGACCTGCAGCCGGTAATTTACAAATTCTGGAAACGCTGCTGTCACAAGTTAATTTACTAGAGGACGATCTACATGTGATCAATTGGACTTGGATCGACAGATTCAGTTTTACTAGAGAACAGGCCAAGAGTCATAGTTCACCTTGGGGCAAGCCTTGGAACACCAATGGTTGGTGTAATATCTTGCCTGGTGATTCAGATCCTGTGTCAAAAATCTACTACAAGAATATACATTCTCAATTTAGAGACAAGTTAGAAACTCTATTATGTATCAAGACCGCGCTCGACATACTGATGTCAAACGATAAAAAATTCTTGATGACATACACAGATGATCTAATGTTTGAAAAGCAGTGGCATACATCACCGGGAATGCTACATCTTATGGCAGGGGTTGAACCTCTAGTGTTACATTTTGACAATTCTAGTTTTTGGCATTGGGTAAGGAAAAATGAGTTTGCGATAAGTGAAAAATGGCATCCACTAGAGCAAGCTCATAACGCTGCGGCACATCACATGCGACCCATCATCGATGCCATTCTGCGTAGAGCCTGACCACGCGACCGTTTGTCTCGCTCTGTTCATTGTACTGATGGAAGTCGTGTAGAGCCGCAAAATCCTGCAGCCTGCGATGTGTCCAGGGATAGAACGGAATGCCCTGGCATTTTTCACTGGCATGATCCCGGCGTCCGGGGTTGAGGCGCCAGTAGATCCTAGCAGTGGGCTTGAGGCAATCTACCACTTTCTGTATCTGCCTGGAAATCACAGCGTCATCGCCAAAGTTTAGGCTCCCCAGGCAAACAGCCACATCAAACCGTTTGGAAGCATGGAATTCTTCGATCGTGACCCGGAAATCGGCTTCATCTCTTGCGGGATCGATACCCACGACGTTTTTGATCAAATCCTTGAAAGGATTTGTACCACAACCCACGTCCAGTAGCCACTCGTGCGGTAGTATTTTCTTGGCTATGGTGTCATATGCACTATAACTATATGCATCAATGCTGGGCTGCCAGTGGTGCCGGAAATAATCGTTAAGGTATTCTTGATCATGAAACATGAAGCGACTTTCTATGTAAAGTGGGCCAGCGCCTGTGTGATACTTATAGCCATGATTTTCCATGTGCTAGGAATCACGCCCTGGAACAGTTTCCTCCAACTCATTGGTGCAGCTGGATGGGTCTACGTGGGATATCGGTGGAATGAACGTGCCATCATATTGAATTTCCTGCCGCAGTTTGCTATAATCATACCAGGACTGATATATCTCTATGTTACCCAATAAAATATTCATGATAGGCGTGCCTGGTTCGCGCTGGTCAGGCATCGCCCAAAACATCGAAGACAACGTTCCAGGATTCAATACGTCAGATCGCAGGCCCGATCGCGTGTACAGCCATCACAACTTTTCGGGACATCTAGGTGTGTATTTTGGCACAGGATGGGAACATGATACCAGTCTCGATGAATCCAATCTAGATCATGGTTTTGCACACACCCAAGGCACACGCATACTCAAGAGCCACGAGTGGGCCTATCACTTAGACGAGATACATCATCGCTATCCCGACTCCTGGGTCTTCTTGGTGTACCGACCCGATATGAGTGCATACTCGTGGTGGCACCAGGCCGGCGGTTTCAATATCACCTATCCTCTATACGAACCTTACTATCATGACAGCGTGCGCATGATGTCAGAGATCATGCGGCAGAATCAAGCCATCATGCAGTTCGCTCAGCGGCATGATCTAGAGTGGCGACACATTTCAGGCCGCTGGATCCAAGAACATTTTGGTCAGTATGTAGAGCCCAGTCGCCGTGATCCTGATACTCTTGTTACTTTACTAAAACCGTGATTGAATACATCGTCTGGACCTTGCTGGGCACCCTGTATGGTGTGATAATCGGCATCATGCCCATGGCCGGTGTCACGACGGGCCTGCTCACAGTGTTTGGCCTGGCCGACCAGTTCCTAGGCAACCCCTATCTGGGCGTGGTGTTCATGACCAGTCTCATAGCTGCCTGCAGCACCGCTGACAGTTTCACTAGCATACTCACCGGTATACCAGGATCTAATACCACAGCAGCGTCGATAATCGACGGCTATCCCATGGCCAAGAAAGGCGAAGCCGGCCGTGCCATCGGCATCGCGCTGATGGATAGTACCGTGAATGGACTGTTCTGGGGTGCTATCGCTTTTGGGTTGATGCCGTTTTATAGCAATCTCATAATGTTTTTTGGCATACCAGAATTCATGGCTTTCATGATCCTGAGTCTAGCCTGTGTGGGTTTCATTACCACACGAAATCCTTGGCTCAGCATAGTCAGCATCGCGATAGGTATCTTCATTGGTATGATTGGACAGAATCCAGCCACCGGAGCTCATAGGCTCACATTTGGTTGGGAGTATCTGGCGGCCGGAGTGCAGATGATACCCTTGATAGCCGGCTTGTTCGCCGTGCCCGAAGTATTGCAGGGGTTCCGGTATCAGCACAACAGGCCAGAACCCATACGAGACTACTGGCAGCAGTTGCGCCAGGGATTCGGTGATTGCTGGCGCTGTCGTGGTGATGTTGCCCGCGGTGGTGCTATAGGTTTTTTTACAGGTCTGCTGCCTGGTGTGGGTGGCACCATCGGTGACATCATGGCCTATGGTGCCACGGTGGCACGACACAAGACAGAAAAATTTGGTGCAGGCAATCCTCGTGGACTCTTGGGCTGCGAAGGCGCCAACAACGCACAGAAACCCGCGAGTCTCATACCCACAGTGCTGTTTGGCATACCAGGTGCACCTTTCGCTGCGATCATGATGGCCATATGTATGTACTTCGGACTAGAGCTGGGATCACCAGCTCTGCTGGAAGATCGAGATTTTATCACTGCCTTGGGCGTGGCCTTCATTGTGGGCACAATTTTGTGCTTTGTGCTCTGTATTTTCACCACACGCTGGATCGTGAAAATCTTGGAAATACCCTATTGGATCTATGCCGCCGTGATCATGACCATAGTTATTTGGAGCTGCTTGCAGTATTCGGGAACCTGGAATGATCTATATATCTTGGTTATTTGCTCGTTACTGGGCATGATCTGTGTGCGATACAAGATTTCTCGACCAGCTGTGTTGGTGGCATATATACTGAGTGAGAAGTTGGAAAACTACTCACAACAAGCCTTGACGCTGTACTCTTTCAGCGATCTACTACAACGTCCTCTGTTTTTAACTCTTCTTATCGTAAGCGTCCTTGTCATATCCTGGAGCCTGCTGCGACGGAATCGAGGCATCGATTTCCATTAATCATCAACCAATGGAGATATCAAATGATTAAAAAACTTCTAGCATCAATGGTAGCCAGCGCGTCCATGTTCATGACTGTTTTGCCTAGTTCAGCCTGGGCCGAATTCCGCATGATAGTACCACAAGCAGCCGGCAACGGCACAGCAGTATGGGCCGCGATCATAGCCCAACACCTGGAAAAACAACTGGGTGAAAAGATCGTGATCCAGCACATACCTGGTGCCAAAGACATACCGGGCTTCAATGAATTCCACAACAAGCTGAGACAAGATCCCAAGGTGATCATGGTCAGCCACGGCGGCAATGGCATCGGGTATCTGGTGGACAAAGTAGACTATGATTACAAACACTACGATTCCATCGGTATGATGAATCTCAACATCGTGGTTGGTAAACACATAGGCAACCCTGCAGATGGTCGCGATCGCAAAGTGCGCATCGCCGGTGCATCTGGACAGGAAACAGACGGTATGGCTATAGCCATGTTGTTATGTGGCAATTTGCCTACCATGCAGGCCTATCTCGACTGTTGGAATCAGCGAGCTGTGTGGGTTAACGGAGTACCGGGCAACGAGCGCAGGTTAGGCTTCATGCGACGAGAATTTGACGTGGCTCGTGAGTCGGTAGTATCTTGGTTCAAATACTATACCGATCCCAAGGCGGCTGCCGAAATCTGGTTCCATCACGGGGTTTATGATCTGGACCGTAGGGTGCAAAAAGAAGATCCTAACTTTGCCGCAGGTCTGAGATTTGAAACACAATTCCGCAAACTGCATGGTACGGAACCAAAAGGCCCTTTGTACGATGCTTACACCTTGAGCCGTAATTTCCGTGATGTGCTGCAAAAAGCACTGTGGGTTAACAAAGGCAATCCCAATACCGAGAGATTACGAGCGGCACTCACCAAGATGATCACGGATCCAGATGCGGCAGCTGCTTTAGAAAAAGACACAGGAAAATACGATTGGATCATCGGTAATGCCGGGAATCAAGTTGTAGATCGCATCCGTGGCAATATTACCGAACCAAAGCTGCGAGACATGGTTTGGTGGCACGAAAACGCCTACAAGTTTCCCAGCGTGTACAAACCCGAACTTATAGTGCGCTGATCATGCAGCCGCTGCCAGATCAAAACTCATATATCAGCAGCTGGGAATGGTGCCGAGATCGGTCTCGGTACCATTTTGATTGGCAGCGCCATGACAAACCAGGCGAGTGGTATCAGCTAATAGGTAATATCGAACCTAGCTGGCAACAAGAACTTGCTGATATCCAGCATCGAGCAAGACCTATAACCTGGGCCACGCGAAACTATCTAGGACTTGGAGTGAGTCCTATGCTGGCACAAGAACAACACGATCTCGAACAGGCCGGAGCAGATCATGATCACGAGCTCACAGACTGCGTGGAAGATTTTTCAGGATATCCCCGACTGCAGAAATTGGCTGATTTTTTCCAAGTGCAAGAAGCCAAAAAAGTAATCCACACACAGATCACCGGGCAGATGTTCAATCTACACATAGACAAATTGTATGCTCGATGTCCCAATGATCCTGACCGAATCGTTCGCATCACCATAATGTTGCAAGACTGGTTACCGGGACATTTCTATCTCTACGGTACCAGGATCTACAGCCACTGGCGGGCAGGAGACGTGCATATCTTCGACTGGCCTAATGTACCTCATGCCACTGCTAACGCCAGTTTGTGGCCCAGAAGCACTATGCAGATTACCGGAATTAGATCATCCCGCACAGATGAGTTGTTAAATAACCCACAACAATGGAGACTAGAATGACAGCACGACGCATCCTCATCATGGGCCTGCCCGGGTCGGGCAAGACCTTCCTGGCCCAGGCCTTGAAACAGTATCGATGGGGCCGTATAAATACAGTTTCTAAGGAAACAGATCCATGCAACTCACAGAAAATTTCAGCCTCAACGAAATGATCAAGAGTGAAACAGCACTACGACACGGTATCGATAACACACCGCCAGAAGATGTGATAGAAAATCTACGCACATTATGCGAGCAGGTTCTGCAACCCTTGCGCACGGCCTACGGTCGTGGCATCAAGGTCAATTCGGGATATCGTTCACCAGATGTAAATGCAGCAGTAGGGGGCAGTCGCACTTCGGATCACTGCAAAGGACAGGCCGCAGATATCGAAATACCTGGCATACCCAACTATGATCTGGCCAAGTACATCGAACAGTATTTCAACTACACTCAGCTAATACTAGAATTCTACACTCCGGGCATACCCGATTCGGGATGGGTGCATGTGAGCTACGATCCCAACAATCTCAAAAAGCAGAGCCTCACTGCCATGCGCGAAAACGGCAAGACAGTGTACAAACCAGGATTGCTGGCTTGATCATAGGCATCCTGCCGGCCATACGCATGATCCTGGTAGTGGTGGTGGTGGCCATCATCTCAGGTGGTCTCTACTATGTGATCAATCTCAAGGCCGATCTAGCTACCAGTGAAGCCAACAACCGCCAGCTAGTAGATGCCACGCGCGAACAGAACATGCTGATCGAACAGATGAAGCGAGATGTCACTGCGATCCAGCAGGCCAATGCGGACCTGCGGGGCCAGGCCGAACGGCAGCGCAGAGATGTGGAGGCCTTGAGTTCTAAATTCAGCAAGAGAGATTTCGGTGCCCTGGCAGCAGAACGACCCGAGGCCGTGGAACGAGCCGTTAATCGTGGTACCCGGAATGCCCTGCGCTGTCTGGAACTGGCCGCAGGTGCGCCACTTACAGATCAAGAAAAACAAGCCAAAACGCCCATGGAGGCCAATCGTGAATGTCCAAACCTTATTGATCGCAACTACGCTGCCCCTGGTCCTTAGCGGTTGCGGCTCTTTCGGTTGGAAAGGCGTCCAGCCCGTGGAGATACAGAAACGCGCAGTGGAACGCACGCCGCTCAATCTGCCGGATCCTGCTCCTCCTCGAGCGCGCGAGTTGGAATGGATCATCGTCACCCCTGACAATGCCTCCGCTGTTTGGCAGCGGCTGCGCGATGCCAACTCCGACGTGGTGGTATTTGCCTTGACCGATGATGGTTACGAGACCTTGTCACTAACAATAGCCGAATTGCGTAATTTCATAGCCCAACAACGCGCCATCATCCTGAAATACCGAGAATATTACGAACCCAAAAAGGCAGATGAAGCAGCGAAGTGATCTGCCGGTCATCAACAGCCACGATTCGTGGAGTCCGCTACAAGAAGTATGGTTAGGTGATGTGTACCCTGCATCGTGGTACGAACATCTTGATGCTCCTGTGCGAGATGTGTTCCAGCGGCTGACTGAAATCACACAGCAAGATCTGGCTGTGATCCAGCAAACCATGGAATCATTTGATATCCTGGTGCAGAGACCCCGTTACCAACACATCGATCACTATCTGCGAGATGGCAATCTCATCAAGCCGGATATCTGTCCCAGAGACACTTGCTTGGTGGTAGGAAACTGCCTCACGTTGCCAGAATCTCACAGGCCCTGGCAACACGTGATCGACCAATACAGCCAGGACTCAAGATGCCAGGTCCGTCCCGGTTTCACTGGCACGATCAATGGTGCCAATGTTGTGAGGATCGGTCGAGACATCATCATAGACCGAGACTGTTATGATTTTGAATATGACGATCGCTGGCCTGGGTATCGCGTGCGAGTGGTCAGCAACGGCGGACACATGGATGGTTGCTTCGCCATCCTCAGGCCTGGTCTGATCCTGGCCAATCACTACTGGGACGATTATGAGCGCACCTTTCCCGGCTGGGAGATCATACGATTAGATGACCCTACCTATCATGCGGCACCCAGCACAGGGTATCAACAGCCCTACCCAGTATACAACGGCAAGTTCTGGGATACCACTGTGGGCACCAACCGCAGTTTTAACCAGCATATCATAGATCATGCCCTTGATTGGGTGGGTTGTTATACAGAAACCTATTTCGAACTAAATTGTTTAGTGATCGATCCTGCCAACGTGATAATGCTGGCAGAGAACCAAAACTTGGCCGACACGCTGAACCACCACGGTATCACTGTGCATTGGGTACCATTCCGCGCACGCAGTTTCTGGGATGGCGCCATGCACTGCCTTACCGTGGACATCCGCCGGCTCAGCCAGATCACGGACTATTTTCCCGAACTCTATGGCCATTAACATCATGGCTTACCCGCCTGGAGGCGGAGGCAATCATCTCAAGAACATGGTAGAACTAAATGATCGTTTCTGTGATCAATGGCCGTGGCCTTGGGTGCGCGAACAGCGGGTGGGATTGGCGCCTTACGATCGACCTCTAGGCCCACCTGGAGAGGTACACAGCCTTCCGGGGCGCAACATCCACGCGGTTTTTGTGGATCATGTCAGCCAACATCCTCACGGAGACTATCTCCTCCACGGACATTTTGGCGAATTGGCAGAACATGCGGATCAAATCAGGACCTGGACCGATGTGCGGTGGTTGGTGCAAACCATGGAAGATCAGCAAGATAGAGATCTGCTGCGGCAACGGCAGCATCGCCTTGCTTACCATCCTTACTGGCAGGACGAAGAACAGATTTTCATGTACCGACCAGAGATGTATCGCAGATATTTTGGTGCGGATCCGGCCCGGATCAGCACGCTGCCCGTGAGATTGTTATGGCAGAGAGATATCGTGGCCAGTGGTGTTTTGGAGACGCTGCAAACAGCATTTGACACTGTGATAGATCAGCAGGCAGCACAGGATCTGCATAGCAAGTGGTGCGATATGAATTTTGGACCCACTGTAGTTTGATGCCAGTGGGCTTGGTGCTATAATTACTACATGAAGGATTATTACGCCACACTGGGCATAGGTCGCGGTGCGTCTGACCCAGAAATCAAGCGCGCCTATCGCAGGCTGGCCAGCCAGCATCATCCTGACAAGGGTGGAAGCAAGGATCGATTCCAAGAGATAGAAGAAGCTTACCGTGTGCTCAGCGATGCTGCCGCTCGTCAAGAATACGACAATCCCAGACCTCAAGCGCATTTCTCCTCGGCAGGATTCAACCTCGACGAAATATTCAACATGTTTGGGGGTCGGTTCCAGCAGCAAGTACGGCAGCCCATCGCCAATCTTCAGCTCTGGATCACCCTGCAAGATGTAGCCAATCCGGGTCCTAGGGTGATCTCGGTGAGTTCTCCCTACGGACAGAGCCAGATCGAGATACAGGTTCCTGCCGGCATAAGAGATGGTGACAGCGTGCGTTATCCGCAGGTGGCACCGGGCAAGCAAGATCTGGTGATCACCTACCGAATACGCCCCGACCCTGCATGGCAGAGAGATGGCGATCATGTGATCCGAGAACACAACATTGACATATGGCAGGCACTTTTGGGCGCTCTGATAAGGGTGCCCACGCTGCGAGACGGCGAGATCGAGCTGGCGGTACCAGCTCGCACCCAGCCCGGCACCATGCTGCGTGTGCGCGGTCACGGCTTGCCAGATCGCAGCGGCAGCCGCACGGGTGACATGTTGGTCCGCATAGCCTTGCGCCTGCCCGACGATGTACCAGAAGATCTCTTGCAAGAGATCCGGCGCAGGATCGCTCGATAAATATTCCAATGAAACTCACCAAACGGGTGCTCTACAAACGGGCCAAACCGGCAGAGTTCCTTTATCCCGAACAAAATCGCCTGTTGGCCCAGGACTTGCGCAGATTCATGATCAATGAAAACGGTATAGGTCTCGCAGCGCCACAGATCGGTGTCAGCCGGAGAGTTTTCGTGATGGAAATAAAGGGCTGGCAACGGGCCTGTTTCAATCCCGTTATCATGATGACTTCTGTCGAATCTGTGGATTTTGATGAAGGATGCTTGAGTTTTCCCGGAGAACACTGTATAATAAAACGTCCCGAGTGGGTAGATGTAAGGTATCAAGACCATTGGGGACACTGGCACGCAGAAAGATTTTCCGGTCTATTGGCTAGGTGTTTCCAACACGAACTGGATCATCTGGATGGCATAACGATGTGGGAAAGACACAAGGAACAAAATGCAGAACAACCCTGAAATTGAATATCTGGTAGAACAGTCCGCGGCCTTGGCCCGCCGACGCAACCATGCTTATGTGCTCACAGAACATCTCTTGGCCGCCATGATCGCTCATGCACCTTTCCGGCGAGTGTTGGAGAAGTTTGGGGTAGATGTGCTGGCCATGGAGCAGGACGTTGATCACTATCTTGACAACATGGTCACACTGGTCACATCTGATGCCGATGCGCAACCTCGCAAAACCAATGGTCTGGAACGGGTGTTCAATCGCGCGCTCACGCAGGTGTTGTTCACGGGACGCAGGAACATAACCACTGCGGATCTATATCTGGCCATCATGGCCGAGACCAACAGCCATGCCCATTACTTCCTGATAAAGTACGGTGTGAACAAACAGGAATTCGTGAAATTCTGGGAACAGCACTACAATCACGGCGATGTGAAAATCACTGATCAGCAGGCTACCGAGATCCTGGAGGAGCACTGCATCAATCTCACAGAACTGGCCAGGCAGGATAGATTGGAACCCGTTATCGGTCGTGATACCGAGCTGGACGAGATGATCACGGTGCTGGCGCGCAGATTCAAGGCCAACGTGCTCATGGTGGGTGATCCAGGTGTGGGCAAGACCGCCATTATCGAAGGTCTGGCCCAGAGGATGTGTCGCGACGAAGTGCCGGCTTTCCTGCGAGGTCATGAAGTATGGAGCCTGGAGATCGGGAGCTTGTTGGCCGGCAGCAAGTATCGAGGTGAGTTTGAAGAAAAACTCAAGCAGGTCATCCAGGCCTTGGAAAGCAAGAAAAAATGTGTGCTGTTTATTGACGAAGCACATACCATGCGTGGCGCGGGAGCGTCCGGCAACAGCACCATGGATTTCGCCAATATGATCAAACCCGCGATCACCAAAGGCCTGCTCAAGGTCGTGGCCTCTACCACATGGGAAGAATTCTACGAAAGTTTTGAGAAAGATCGTGCCCTGATGAGACGATTCCACAGACTCAGCATCGATGAACCCACACGAGGAGCCACTGAACAGATCTTGATCGGTCTTAGCCCGAGACTAGAACGATTCCATGACGTCATGATCGATACTGAAGCCATAGTCACCGCCATAGATCTCAGCGATCGCTACATCCATGACAAAAAGAATCCCGACAAGAGCATAGACCTCTTGGACGCGGCCTGCGCCAGGGAGAGAGTAAAGGATGCCGGCACGCTCACTGTCACGCGAGATCTGATCATGGCGCAGGTATCTCGCGTGGCCGGAGTGCCCATGGATCGCCTGCAGAACGAGCAGAGCCAGAAGATCACCGAACTAGAGCAAAACATCAAGCAGGCCCTGTATGGACAAGATGAGGCCGTGGATTCAGTGTTGGATCGCGTGTACGTGAACTTCGCAGGCATAGGCCATAGCACCAGGCCCATGGCCAGTTTCCTTTTCATAGGACCCACGGGCACGGGCAAGACCGAGCTGGCCCGATTGCTGAGCCGGCACCTTGACATGAAGCTGTTGAAATACGACATGAGCGAATACCAAGAACGACATTCAGTAAGCAGCCTGATAGGAGCACCTCCGGGTTATGTAGGCTATGAAGATGGCAATCTCGGCGGTGGCAAGCTGATATCAGACCTGTCAAAGAATCCCTTCGCTGTCGTGCTGTTCGACGAGATCGAGAAAGCGCACCCCGATGTAACCAATATCCTGCTGCAGATGCTGGACGAAGGACATGTAACAGGATCCAACGGAAAACGTGTAGATTGTAAAAACACCATCGTGATCATGACATCAAATCTCGGGGCCCGAGACAACGAAAACAACAACATAGGTTTCAGCCAGGATCTAGAGCGCACGGGATCAGAAGATCGTGCTGTGCGAGATTTTTTCAAACCT